ACAGGCTGCGCTGGCAGAACAAGTGTTGGGTCTTGGTTCTGGTTTGTTCTCTGGTCAGCTGGGTCTGCAACAAGTTCAACAAGGCATGGGCCTATCTGGTCTAGGTGCTTCTTACATCCCGCAGGCGCAAGCTCTCAACATGTTCCAGCAAGGCTTGGCAGCATCTGAGCTGGCCCAACGTGGTCAGTTGGCTGGCGCAAGTATGTTCGGTGAAGCTAAGATGTCTGGACTTGAGGCACTGTTGGGTTCTGGCTTAGGCCAAGCTAACCTGATTGGTGCGGCAGGTACAGGTTTGTTGGGTGGGGCATTAGGTTAAACTGGAGAAAGACAATGGCTAGATTTGGACAAGGACTTATACAAGGTTTAACCAACCCGCAGTTTCAACAGGGATTGTTTGAGTTAGGTGACCGTATTGCCGACAGGCGCAAAGAAAAAAATCAGTTACAAGCTATTAGTAACATTACAAGCCTCTCTAATCAAGGCATGGCTGCGGCACAAGCTGCTGATGTTGCTGGATTAAACGCTAGTATTGAGGCACTACAACAATCAATTTCTACAGCACCTACTGTTGAAGTTGCTAACGCTTACAACAAACAGCTAACTAATCTACAAAGCATGGTTCCTGAAACTAAAAGACTAGCTGCTTTAAATTCAGTTAATCAACTAGAGGTATCTCGCCAGCTTGCCAGTACGCCAGAAGAAAAGCGTAACATTGAGCGTATCATGGAACGTGTGGCTAGAGAGTCAGGCAACAGTACTGAAGGTATACTGGGCCGTACTGACACAGAAATTAAAACTACAAAAACACGACAAGAAGAAGCGATTACAGAAAACTTTTACGCCGTTCCGGTAGAAAACAGAGAGGCGTACTTAAGAGGGGCAGAACAAAGAGGATTTGGCGAAATCGCTGCTATTCTTGAGGCACGAGAGTTGGAGCGAGAAGCAGATCAAATTAAGATTGATGAGGCTAGAACCAGCGCAGAGTTAGCACGTACTCCGCTGCCTACGGGTGGTCTAAAGAAAAGAGTAGAGGCTCTTCCCGACAGCCAAGAAAGAACTGACTTGCTTGAACGAATTGAAATGGCTGAGTCGCGGAACATTAAAGAAGGTGAAACGTTTCAGCCGGGACAGCGACGTAGATTAGGCGACGAGCTTACCAGTATTAACGACGGTATTACAAGGGCTGCAGGTAGAGAAGACCAAGCTAACTTGCTTGTTAATCGTCAAATACAAGACGACATAAGAACTCTTCAGTCTAGACGTGCAATGATAACTATTGATGACGACGAAGTTGAAGAACGCGCAAGAGAAATAAGGAACAGCAAGCAGTACGGTAGAAGAGGAACTGTAAAAGATAATTTGTCTGCTGCAAGAAAAGAGTTGCTTGGAGAACGACAAACCGCTATAGACAACGAAATTAAAGTTTTAGAAGCAACTTTGCGAGGCGAGTCTATTGACGAAGAAGACGTAGATCAAGGCAACATTTTACCTACGTTTTCAAACGAAAGAGACGTAGAAAAAGCAGTTGAAGCAGGCACTTTAAAAATAGGTGATGTTGTTATTGTTAATGGTGTTGAACTAGAGATACAAGAATAATGGTACAATTAGTTCCCGTTTCTGAAAAAGAAAAAAAGTCTGGTATTAATTTAGTTCCTGTCGGTTCTAAAAGACAGGTATTAAAGCTGTCTGAAATTGAAGACAACACTCTTGGCGAAGATGTCTACGGCGCAGCTATAACTACACTTGACGGACTAACGTTTGGCTTTGGTGACGAACTTACGGCTGGTTTGCGTGTAGGTGCTGACGAAGTTTTACAGATCATGTTCCCAGAAATAAACGCCAACGAAACTGCTAGACAAAAGTACGAGCGTTACCTGAACGAAGGCAGAGAGATAGAGCAAAGGTTTTCTGATGACAACCCCATCCTGTCTACTGCTTTAGAAATTGGTGGAGCCTTAGCAACCGGAGGCGGTCTTGCCTTACGTGTAGTTGGAACAGCGGCTACCCGTGCTGGTAACGTTGCTAGACAAGCGGCTACTGCTGCTGCTGACGTTGCGGTGTACCAGATAGGTGAGGCTGAAGGTACGTTTCAGGAGCGTGTCGGACAAGTAGACCCTGCTACTGTTGCTTTAGGTGCTGCTATTGGCGGCATTGCTGGCTCATTTTTGAAAGGCACAGCGGAAGTTCCGTCTGAAAAAGTAATAAAGGATAGGTCTACTGCTAAATCCAAGAGGGGGTACAGCGAATCTAATGTTGCTGTAAAGCGGGGTCGAGCAGAAGTTGGTGAAGGCGAAACAAGTAGAGCTTCTAGACTTGCAGAGTCTACTAAAGCTACAGAAGAGTCTGTACTTTTGCGTACAAAAGACTGGACAGCGAGAAATGTAGGTGATCGTGAAGCAATGCACCTTGTTGATGCTGACGGTCAAACTATGAGAGTAATCTCAGAAACAGTACAAAAATTAGATAACGCTGGTGGAAAAGCAGGATCACTTGGAAGACTAGACGAATGGTTTTCAAAAACCTCAGAAGGCCAACGTGCAATGAGTTTGTTAATGGACGCAGGAAGAGCAAGTAAATACGGAGCAGTGACAAACGTTGCTACCCGACAGCAAAACTTTACTGCTGCTCAGAATATCATTAACGCAGCACCCGCAGAAATTAGAAAATCTTTTGATACTCTTAACGGAGAAATTAGGTACTTGAAGGAACTAGATCCCGGCAACAAGGGAACTGGAGACTTTTGGCCTTTCCGATTAAAAGCAGGCGCAGCAGAGGCCGCTAAAAAAAGTGGAGACAAACTTACAAAAACAGGAAACTACGACAGTCCTGTAGCTTCAGCCCTTGCTTATATGGAAGACGTACGTGTTGCTCAAACACTGGCGAAAAATTTTGGCGTATCTTCTATTCAAACTAAAGGGTTGAGAAGTGCTAATGACATCCGCAAAAAAGCAATGGAGCTAGAAAAACAAGGTTTATCAAAAAAGAAAATAACTAAAAAAGTTGAGAAGATGTTGAGGCAGAACGAAAAGTCTAACACAGACAGAGTAATTGACGCTATTGTTAAAAGCAAAGAAAAAACTTTGAGTCCTGAACAGCAAGCAAACCTTAGGGAAATACTTGTAACTACTTTTGTTAGCGGAAGAAAGTCACCCCATGCCGCGTTGGATTTGTTGCGCGTTTCTGTGACCACATCTCAGCTTGCTCGTTTGTCAGGCACTATTTTAAATATGTCTGAAGTTGGCGTAGCGGCCACAAACTTTGGTCTTGTAAACGCTTTGAAAGCACTGCCTCAGTCTATACGGTCTGCTCTCTTGACAAACGGCGACAAAATTATTGACGATTTTGGAAACGCTTTGCGCTTGCCTGATGTTGGCGTAGTTAATCAGTACATGGGTGAAATTAAACAGGGTGGAAGCAAGTGGTCAGACAAGTGGGCAAACCGTTTATTTACTATCTCTGGCGTTAAAATGATTAACAGGCTTGGTCAAGAAACTGCGTTAAACGCTGCTCTAAATCAAGCAAAATCTTTAGCTAAAAAAGGAAAGCTAACTGAGCTTAAAGCTGCTAAAGGCATGACACCAAATGAAATAAAGATGCTTGAGCAACAGCTTAAGAACAACAACATAAGACACCCTGATGTTAAAGACTTTGTGTTCCGTCAGCTAACGGACGTTGCTCCTGTTTCAAGAACATCTATGCCAAAAGCGTACAACGACCACCCAGACGGTCGTGTGTTCTATAGCATGATGAGTTTTATGGTTCAACAACATAATTTGTTACGCGAGAACGTAGGGCAGAATGTTATAGAGGCGTATAAAAAAGGACTGAACAGTAAAGAAGGCAGAAAACATTTTAAAGATGCTGTTGACTACGGGGCAAGGTACGCAGTATTTACTGCCGCCCTCGCTGGGTTCTTTGATGACGGAAGAAAAATTTTACGTGGAGATGACGTAGAAGAGTACGAGCCTGTTGCTTCTACAGCTAATCAGCTTGCTCAGTTTGCTACGATGGGTATTGTACAACCCAGAGCAGAAACATGGGGCGGAAAACCTGTTAATTTACTTGAGCCTCCTCAACTAGCTATGGTTGAGGACCTAGCATCATTAGGTTTTACTGCTGCTCAAGACTTTGCGGAGGGTGAAGAGTTTAACTCTGAAAAGTTATTTAAAGTTATGCAGCGATGGGTTCCGTTAGTTTCTAACGTAGATGATTTTTTAAGGTACTTCAACGACGGAGAACGTTTGCTTACAGAGGAATAATAACAATGAAAGACAAAGACCACACTGTATCGTACACATCTATAGACTATCACTCTATGTGTGAGAAGTCAAAGAACCGCATCAAACGAATGCAGAAAGAAGGAATGCCTACGCCTCACGACTCAAAAGATAAGCCAGAGGACGTAGGCAAAACGGAAGGTTACTCCATACTGTTTATGTCATAGCTCACAGTTGTTCCCTGTGCAGGCCAGTTGCTGTGACCCTTCAGTCATATCGCTGGCCTCTTCTATATCCCACGATATTTCCTTCGGGAAATCCTTCACCATCTGGTTGTACGTCTTCTTGTCCACCGGCTCGTACGGCGCTTGCTGGTACGTGTGGTCTGAGTACGGCAAGAAGCTGATACCTGACACCTTGTCGAACTTGTTGTACAGCCACTGTCCTACCTCCAAGAACTCCTCGTCCCTGTAGTAGCAAGTCATAGACGGCTTATGCTCACACCACTCGTCTTGGTATATTTCCCAGAGTTCTAGCTGCTCCATAGCACCCATGTCTGAGGCTGTCACAGCGCCTTCAGGAGACGCGATAGGGAAGCTGAATACCCGGGTACTGGGGGACATCACATCGTCCTCCACAGGGACTCCTGCGGCCTCTAGAACGGTACAAAGCGGGTCACGAGAGTCAGCACGGACTCGCCTAATGTACTGATTGCTGTAGCGAGGGTGAATCCCACTAGCACTATCGACCAACTGACTAACAGTACCTGAAGGCTTAACAGCAGTAATGGCTGTAGATACGTTAATGCCCAGCCTACTGGCCCACTGCTCATTAGTTTTGACGGCCTCTGCTCGCATAGCTCTGAGCCACTTCTTGAGTTCACTCTTGTCTCCTCGTCCTGACAGCGTCGGGTGATCCATGATACCTGTTAGGGATACGCCCAACAACGCCTCGTCTTCTGTATTAGCTCTCCAGATACTTCTCAAGTACCGGAAGTCGGTGAGGGTAGCCTGTAGAGTTCCAAGGATAGTCGCAATGCGTACTTTTCGTTTGAGGTCTGCGAGAGTATCGGTTTGCCGGACAACAACCTCCGATAGATTGCAGAACTGGTAAGGTCGGAGGATGATTTCGCTACATGGATTAGTTCCAAAATCAAAGGAAGCATCTCGTCGCTCGTTTCTTGCAGCCTGTTTTTGACTAGCCACTCTAGAAAAGACACCTCGCTCTCCAGATCGGGATTCGTACAGGCTCGTCCACTCATTTAAAAACGCCTCAAAGTCTGGCTTCTCTGTGTAACACGCAGAGTTGTTTGCTAGTCCTCGTTGGGGGTTGTCAACCCACCACTGTCCGTGCTTACACCGTCGGAGTCTGTCGTCAGTGAGGTTGCTGAGACTGATGAGGGCTGATCTTCGGACTCCTCCCACGACGACGATTTGAGCAATCTTACAGCAAAGATCGTGGCACTCGACTGAGCTAAGTTTTCTTCCAGCCGCTCCCTGAAAGAGTTCAACTGTGAATCTGAATAGTTCGAGCAGAGGATCTGGACCCGATGCTCTACCTCCAAAAACTCGTAGCGCGGAACCTGCAGGTCTAACTCTGCTAGTGTCCCACTGGGGAATCTGACCCGAATACAACAGTGATACCAGTTCCCTAAACGATTTCGCCCATCCGATCTTCGAATCTGCCACATTAATAACTGTGTCGGTTTCATGGAATGTCTCTGCCACCTCCGGTAGTTTCTGTACGTACTGCCGTTCAACGCTGAAGCCCACACCTGTGCCGCACATCAAGACGTACATCATCTCGTCGAACGCCTTGGGGTGGTCGATAGGTAAGTAACTACAGTTGAACCCTGCTACGTTGTCCCGGTCCAGAGCCTCGCCAGCGGTCATCAACGCCCGCATTGAAGGCATGACTTCTAGATCGTGTATAGCCTTGAACACTTCCTTGTGTTCTTTCTCAGGCAGCTTCTCCCCCCAGTAATCTACGTAACGCCTCGCTGTTTCTTCCCACGACTCTCGACGTTGCTCTTCTGGCAAGTACCGTGCGTATCTCGACTTGTGTATGTACTGCTGGTACGCATCCATCTAATCTATTACTCCTGTTATTCCTAGTGTCTCGTTTATTATTGCGTGTGCGGCCATGTTTAGAAGCATGTACACACCGTCTGGGTACTGTTCGTTAGCAGCTATCTCAAACACTTCACCGTCTTTGTACATCACGACAGCCACCTTAACTTCTTTTCCTTCTTGTTCGTAATCAAGCGCCTTGACTGAAAAGGCCGCGAGGAACTCAGAAGTGGTAATATCTTTCTCTTTCTTTCCGAAGTTACCCTCAACTATCTTCACGAGCCTACTTCCTTTATCAACCACTCTAGGTAGACCTTGGCTTTCTTGAGGTCTTCTAAACCGTTCTTGTATTCGTAGCGCCAGAGGTACTTCAAGCAGTTGCCTTTGAGGTAACCCTTGTACTCTTGTGGGTGCATAGAAGCCTTGATTGCTTCGATAGCTTCAATGGCCCCACGGTTGTAGTGGTCTGGCTGGGTGACGGGGTTGTTTATATCTTGAGGGTGGTACAGTTTACCGTACGCTGTTTTACTGGATACGTTCCACTCTTCGGGTGTTGCATCATCAATACTCATCTTCATCGTATTCCTCTTCTTGCTCCTGAAATTCTTCGTAAAAGAACTCTAGGCGTTTGATGAGCTTGTCTTCAAAGCGGTCTAGTATTTCTGCTGCTGATATTTGTAGGGCTTCTAGAAGATCGTCGGGGTCGTACAACCGCAACAACCGCTCTTTAGTTTCTTCTAGTGTCAGAGACATAATCGACTAATTCCTTGAGCGTACTAGTATCGTACCATTTTATGTTATTTTTGTCACACCACTGGGCCATCGTATTTCTGGTACTTTTACTCACTTTTTGGTTTGGCTTCATAAGTACGAAGATAAGTTCCTGATTGCTTCCGAGGCAGTTAGAGATTGAGCGGTACTTCTGGGTGTCCCCCGCTCTGAAGTACCCTTTACATTCGATGTAATAAGTAACACCTTGTTTTTCGTACACAAAGTCTGGGGTGTACTTTCGTTCAATTCTGTACGGGACTTGGCACGACTCGTACGTAAAACCAAATGGTTGTAGCTGCTGCGCGACATCTTTCTCAAATCCTGATCTGTAACCGTTTAGTTGTTTGCCTTTAGTTTTTCTACCCATTAGTGAAAACGCCTTCCTTCAAACCAAGCAACAATACTTTTTCTAGTGCCGCTTGTAACAGGTGTTACTCTGTGAGACATAAAAGAAGGGAACACTATAGCAGTACCTTTTGTTCTGAACTGTTCAGGAGTGTACTCGTGGCTAGACAAAAACTGAAAGTCTCCCCCCTGATACTCGTTGCTGTTAGTTAGCTGAAGAGTAACACTTAGCTTTCTTTGAAAGGGACTGTTGTCAAAAAACACATCAGTGTGCCAGCTATAGTGATCGCCTCCCTCCTCGTAAACTGTGTACTGCAGACCGTTCAGTCCTGCTAAATCAA